TGCCCGGCACCTTGCCCTTGAGCGCACCGCCGCCGGACGACGTCTGGATGTGCTGGAAGGGACGGCCGATCGTGCCGTCATTGGAGTCGTTGCCGTTCACGGGGTCCACGAAGTAGATCGGCCCCGGCTGTGCTGTGAACGTGATACCCGAGTCAACGCCGCCCACCGCGATCGTTCCCGTGGGCACCGGACCCACCTGCACCACGAGCTGCTGCAGCGGCGGGTTGAACTTGGGAGCAACGATCGCCGGACCAAGCGAGCGATAGTTCGCGACCGGCACGCCACCGATCGTTACCTGCTCGACCAAGTTGATGCCAAAGATACTGAGATAGCAGCCGAGCCCGTTCTCGCCGCCCGTAGTCGGGCCGGCGATGATGTCGGTGTAGAACACCTGCGGCGAGCCGCTCGCGGCCAGCACCACGAGCGTCAGGGCTGCAGACGCGGCCTTGCCAGACGCGTCGGTGACGCCGACCGAGAACACGCTAGGTCGGGGTGCCGCTGATGAGGCCGCTGGCCGAAAGACTGAGGCCAGCCGGGAGCGAACCCGATGCCAAAGACCAGGCATAAGGGGGCGTGCCTCCGGTTGCGGTAAGCGTGAACGAGTACGGGACCCCGACCTGAGCTGCCGGCAGCGTCGCCGGCGAGGTGATCGCGAGCGGCGCGGGATTGACCGTCAGCGTAACGACCTGCGTCGATGTCGCGCCCGTCGCGTCGGTGACCTGTACATCCCATGAAAGCGTGGTCATTTAGTGCTCCTCGTGAACTACTGAATAGTGATCGTGCGGCCATCCGAAAGTGTTGCGGTTCGCGGCCGGCTCATGTGCTGGGTGAGCGCCTCGAGGACGCTCGCGAGGCGATCATTGTTATCGGGCGGCTTCTCGCCGCCGCCCTCAATGCCTTGGTCTGCCTCGTTGACGTCCTTGGCCATCGCTTGCCCGGCGTCTGCGCTGGGGTCGCCTTTCAACTGCGAAGCGAGGATCGACGAGAACGCCTTGACCAGGGTCTGCACCATGTCGGAGTGCGTCGCATCGAGTTGCACCTCGCGGTCCTTGTGTCCCTGCACAGCCTCGTGGTTCAGCTGCGTCATCGCCTTCAAACGCTCTTCCGCAGCCTGGTCCTTCGCCTGGTTCAGCTGACCCAGCAGCTCAAGGATCTTGCGCTGGTCCTCAGATGCCTGTTTAGACTGTTCCATGCCGGCGCGGATCTGCGCGGCCTGCACCTGCGGCGCCTGTGGCTGGTGCGCAGCCTGCGCCTGCATCTGCTTCATGTGCTGCGCAAACTCCTGTCCGTTCGGGTCCATCGCGAACTGCTCGGGATTCGAGAACCCGAGCGCCTCGACGCCGACCTTGAACGTATTGAATGCCTGCTTGGGGCCGACCATCCCCATCTGCGCGAGCGGCGCCTGCATCTGGCTCAGCACGATGACGTTCGAGCGCAGTTCCTCACGGTTGCCTGAGCCAAGACCGACGTTCGGCGAGACCTTCGTGCGGCGGCGCCATGAGGTCGGATCGATCTGCACCCACTTGCCGCTGATCTCAAGCTCCAGCGGCTTGTCCTGGTTGCGGATGAGCTCAGAGTGGATCTTGCGGAAGATGTCCTTGACGCCTTCCGCAAGAAGCCTCGCGACAAGCTCTATCTTGAGCGTCGCCGCGCTCATCGCAGCCATCTGGCCGCCCTTCGTCATGTTCTGCAGGTCGTCCGGGTCGAGTCCGGTCGTATGCTCACCGACCCCGGTGCGCGCCGTGCGCAACTCGTCGATGTAGCCGAGTACCGGGAGCACCTGCTCGACGATGTTCGACGGTGATTGGATCGGAGCCATCCAGGTGGACGGCGGCCCACTGCCGCGGACGACGCCGCCTGGGCGCGAGGTCAGCAGGTCGTCCATGTTGACGTTGCGCCAGTCCACGGCAATGCGCTGGTTGTTGGCGATGGTCAGGTTGTCGAGGCCCTGCCGGAACAGCGTCGTCTTGATGATCTGCAGGTCCATGATCTCGTCGTACAGACTGATGCCGGTATGACGGTGCGGCATCCGCTTCGGCGTGCACGACGCGAACGGCGTCTCCTCGATGACCTCGTTCTCGCCGATCTTGTCGCCGCCCACGACGATCCTGCGCAGTTCCGCGACGCCATCCCCGTCGTAATCGACGCGCATGATGACCTTGCGCAGCTCGATCTCCTGCATCGCGAAGTCCGAGGGGTTCTCGATCGAGAGCTGATCGACCACCTGGTTGCGGGCGAGCGCGTCGATCTCGAGCCAGTTGGGGCGCCCGGAAGCGAGCGAGTTCACCCAGTCGCGCTCGTACCCATCGGTGATGAGGTCGGAACGCGCGACGTTCGTGATGTGCATCGCGAACGAGACGTCTTCCATGTTGTTGCGCGCCCGCGCCGAGATCCGCATCTCCTCCGGCGGCAGGCAGGCAACGCACACGCGCTTCTGTTTCGCCTTGCGCCGGATGCGGATGTCGAACGCCGGCGTCTGCACGACGAGATGCTGCGCGACCTGCGCGGCTTGCGGATTCTGCGGCTGGCCCGCGATCGCCATCGGCAGCTGTGGGATCGGCACCATCACGTCGCGCAGGTACTCACGCTGGCCGATGACCTCGATCTCCTCGTCCGCGGCATCGTTCAGGATTTCCGCGACCTCGATCTCGGTGAGGCCGGTATAGCTCTCCTCGGATACCTTGGTCTCTTCCTTCGTGTAGACCTCGACGTACCCGTTGCGCATCAAGAGCGCATCCTTGAAGAAGTCGTGCAGCACCATCACGCCGTCGTTCTGCTGCATGAAGACGTGATTGACCGCCATCGTCTCGAGTTCGGCCTGTTTCTCGTCGAGTTCGTTCTCCGGGTCGAAGCGACAGACCGTCTTGGCGCCGACGAACATCCGCATCAGCTGCGGCATGATCCATTCGATCGTGTCGCGCAGTTCCGGCAGCACGATCTGGCTGCGGTTCTCGATCTCGTTGCCGAGCGGACGCGCGAAGTAGGCATTGATCGCGTTGTAGCGGTCGATCTCGAGCGTCGTCATCGCCTGGTTGGACGGGAAGATCGTCGTCGAGATCGTCGCGCCGGCCGCGATCTGCGAACCCAGCGAGGCGCGCTCATAGGAGGCGATGAGCGCGAGAAGCTCGCCCTCGCTCATGCGCTTCTTGGGCTGGGAGCGCGCGGTATCCGAGTCGATCGCGCGCTCGCCGTCTACCTGTTTCGTTTCGTCAGCCACAGCCCTTCCATGAGTTCGAGTACGCGATTCCAGCGCCGGTCGAGTTCATCGCGGGTATCGACGCGATTGCCAAAGCGATGCTCACCATCGACCGCCATGCGCAGCGCGTCGATGAGTTCCTTACGCTTCGCTGCCTGCTCATCCGCGCGTGCCACTGCGCTTCTCCTGCGGCTTGTCGCCCAGACGCTCCCGCAGCGCCTGCAATTCGAGGCGCAAGTCGTTGATCTGTCGCTGCAGCGTCAGGATCTGCTCGGCCTGCTGCCTCACCATGCTGTCGATCACGATGCTCATCTGCGTGCGCTCCCGGTGTTGAAACTCCAGTTGTACTTGAGCGGCGGCAACTTGAGGCCGCCCGACTCCGACGTCGTCCCCATCTGCGGTGCAGCGAGACAGAGATAGCGGAAGGCATCCGCACCGTGACTGAACTCATCGTGCAACGGGTTGCCGGGCTCGCCCGTGGAATTCGGCGTCGTGCGCCGATAGCGCTTCAGGCACTCGATCAGCCGCTCGCACTTCGGCTTGTTGACGTAGAGCGACTTGAACGCCATGCGCGCGGCACGGATGCCGTCGTCGATCGGCGAGTTCGGCAGCACCGTGACGGTCCAGCCAAGATCCTGCAGGATGCGCTGCGCGCTCTGACCCGTGCGGTAGTCAGCGTGTGCGCCGTCGTGCGGCAAAAACAACTCGCTGATTGAGTAGGGGCGTGTCTTCAGTTCCCGGCTGTACCAGTCGAGCGTCTTGTGGTCGTCCTCGATGTAGTCGATCACGCGCAACTGGCTGATGTGCCGCTGCGCGATGATGATCGCCATCTTGTCGTTCCAGCCGAGGTCGAAGATCGCGTGCACGGGCTGGAACGAGTCATATGGGAAATCGCCGGCCCGGTTGTCGGCGAACATCTGCGCGACTTCGTCGGCGTAGATCGCGCCAGTGACCGCAGGACGACATTTGCCTTCCCAGATATGGTTGTAGTCGACCTGCGATAACAGCGTCTGGTCGCGCAGCCGCTCGTTCTCCATGATCGACGAGAACCACGGGTTGTCTCGGTAGTTGAGCTGGATCACGATCGAGCCGGGGAACGGGTTCTCGACGAACCGCACCCAGGTCGGATCGGTGTCGAGTTCCGGGTTGAAGGTTACCCAGATCTCGGAGCCTTCCTTGCGGATGGTCTTCGTCAGGATGTTCCAAGAGCGCTCGGTGACGACCTGCGCTTCCTCGACCCAGCAGATATCGACGCCCTCGTAGGACTTGATACTGTCCGCAGTCTGGTCGGAAAGGCCCGTGAACACGAACTCGGAGCCGTTGCGCGCCTTGATCGTCACCTGCTGGATGTCGAAGTGATTGCCGACGCCCAGCATCTCGATCTGGTCAGACAGCAATTTGTGCACAGAGTCGCGGATGGAGCGCTGCATCTCGCGTGCGCAGAGGATGCGCGTCGGCTTCTGCAACGCCTGGATGATGAGCGCGCGTGCACATCCCCACGACTTGCCGGCGCCGCGGCCGGAGTGCAGCACCTTGTAGCGAGCCGGCTTGAAAAGCGGCTCTAGCTTCTTCGGGAACTCCGCGTTGACCTGCTGCGCCTGCACATTGTCAACCAGGCGTCAGGACGCACGATACCCCGTCGAGAATCGCGTTGTCGGTCGCAGTGCCGTGCTGCAACGTCACCGACATCGTGAGATTCGTCGTCGTATCCTGCGTCAGATAGGTCTGGCCGGTCGTGCCTGCTCCAAACGTCCCCGTCTGATTGACCACCTGCGCACCGGTCTGCCCCTGGTTCTGCACAACAGGCAGGCCCAACGCAGCGACGTTGGTCGTGTTCGCCTGCGTGTAGATCGTGCCGGAGCCGAGCTTGACGGTGAACGTCTTCGTGCCGGCGGTGTTGTTGTTCGCAAACATCGCCGTGACTTCGAGAACGCCATTGGCACCCATAATGTTCGCCGGCAGAGTCCACGATGGCCCGGTCTGCGCCGTCGTCACGCCAGTAAACGCACCTGGTCCCGTCGTAGCAAACGCGGTTGGGCTTGGCGGGATGTACGGCTGGCCGCCAATCAGCGCCGACTTATACTGGTTGTTGTAGATCGTGCCGGCTGTGCCGGACGACATCACGACGTAGTACCAGCCTGCTGCGGAACCCGCGGCAATGGCTGCAGCCGCGAACCACATGTAGCAGCCCTGCGAGTACGTCGTGGGGAGCGCAGTGAGTCCGGTGAGCGCACCGTTGTTGCCGATCGAACCCGACGACGGAACGATGAACGGGATCGCCGTCTGGAAGATCTTGATGGGGCTGGGCGGGTCCTGGGGACCGTAGGCGCCATCCTGCGGGACATCGCCAATGCCGGGCCATGTCGCGAGCGGGGACTGTGTCCAGTTGTTGAGGAACGCGAGAGCGATATCGGCCGGCTCAACTTCCTGAGCTCCGCCGGTCGTCGTGTAGCTCACCCCATTGCGGCCCGTGAAAGCGAGCCCTGGAATCATGACAGCCATTTAGTAGCCCTCGTGTCCTAAGCCTTCAAATTCCTTGCCGCTCAGGGGATGTGTCTGCCCTAGGCGGATCTGTGTCCTGCGATCGATGCGCTGGCCCTTGAGTCGCGACAGTCGCGCCGGCTGCGTACCCTTCGGCATCGCCAGCGGCTTGCCGGTGAGTGCGGAGCCAACCTCTGGCATCGGAGGTGCGGACAGCGTTCTCATCAGGCGAACCGATGCCTGCGCTTGACGACGCCGTTGGCTTCCTTGATGGCAGTCGACTCTGACTCGCCACGAGCCAGTGCCGAATCAGCCACGTGAGCCCATTGGCGTTCGGACTTGGCACCTTTCGCCTTCTTCGTGAAGCGCATCGCGTCCTTTGGGCTCCAGGGCATCACTCAGCTCCGAGCTTCTCGAACCACTCGGACCCGAGATCCTCGCTCATCGTGGCTGAGCGGCCTTTCCAGCCGTCGGACTTGCCGATCTTCCCCGGACCACCCTGCCCCACGCGGTGACTTTCAGGCGTACCGCGCACGCCAATGCCCTTGCCAACGCCCGGAGGTGCCGATCCCTTGCCATTGCCGACCGCTCCCTTGCGCGCACTCGTGTCGCCTCGAGAGGGCTTGCCGCTGTGACGTCCGTCGCGACGTTCTGACGCCTCGCGCCCGGTCACCTCGCGCAGCATCCGCTTCGTGTCGGCCGTGTCCTCGCGAAAGAGCAGCGACGAGCCGTGACCGACCGGATGGTAGTGGCCAGCCTCGCGATCTATGCGCGGCGCCTTGCCGCTATGCGTGCTGCCGAACTTCGCCTGCGCCGAGCCCTTGTAGCCCTTGCGGTCGTCGTAGCCGGAGTTCGTGCGCTGGGCTACGTGTGTGCCGCCGCCGGGATTGCCCTTGCGCTTGACGCGGCCGAACTCGCCCATGCCGTGATGCGGTGCGTTGGATGCGCGACGCAACTTCACGGTCAATCCCTGCCGCCAGCCATGCCGTCGTCCTCGACTCCGAGCGCCTCGAAGTCGGAGTGGCTCATCGGATGCTCGATGTCCTCGCTATGGCCCTTGAAGCCATCGGCCTTGCCGATGATGCCGGAGCCGCCGCGGCCGGACGTCGCCTCGTGTGCGGAAATCGAGTGGCCTTCCGGCTTTGCCGAATGCTTGCGCCGGTTGTACGGCGTCGAGCCGCGGCCGTGCTCGCCATCGGCGAAGCCGCCTTCCTCGCGCGCCTCGCGGCCGCCACGGGCCGGACGCCTGCCCTCTCCGTGCTCTTCTGGCGATTCAAGATCTCTGCGCGGCTTCATGTTGACTCCGTGGGTTAGGCAAACCGATGACGGCTCTTCCTGCCGATCTCGGGATACTTGGCGTGGACCTTGGCGCGTACTCGCGCCTTGAGCTCCGGGCTCTTGTTCGCAACGCGAGCGAGCGCGTTCCTCGCGTGACTTGGGTCCTCGATGGGATACGAGCGGTCAGGACCCGCGAATGACTTAGCCGGCAGCGCATTGCGCCTCGCGCTCGTGAGCTTCACTTCGCGCCTCTCAGCGCCTGCAGGGCATCGTCGGTAGGTGCCATTTCGCCCTGTAGATCCGCCCAGCACTTGCGCACGTAATAGCCGGTGACGCCGAAGGCTCGAGCGACGCGCTCGGGGTGTGTGTCCTGGTGAAGCTGATGGAGACGGGCCATTTGCCGGAGCTTTTCTCGCTTCATCGGACTATGGCCCGGACGACACATCGGAGTGTTGCGAGTTACGAGGATGAGTTGACGAAGGCGACCGTGACGGCGACGGGCCTGCCATCGGGATCGCTGACCTTGAGGTTCGTAGACTCACCGTACTTCTTGGGCTTGAGCTTCGACGCGATCCACTTGCGCGCATCGACTCTCAGCTTCGAGCGCTGGATGTGATCGCCGTTGGCAACCCACCCCGCATCGTCGTCTCCGTGACGCTCCATCCAGTCGTTGCGCGCGTCGTCTGAAATCTCAATGATTTCATCGGCTAACGTGTCAGCCTGGTCCTCTTTCGCGCGCGCGTATTGTTCGCGGAAAGTTTCGTGCGCAAACAGCCACCTGTACACGGTGCTGATGTGTGGCATCCCGTCATCGCGACAAATCGAGCGCAGTGACTCGCCCTCGATCAACCGGGTGCATATGGCGGCAGCGGTCTCTTCCGTGTAATCGCTTGGTCTGCCAGTCATTTGTGCGCAATCTAGTCCGCGCGGGTCTCGATTGATGTGCTGCGTGTAACTTTTGAATTCAGGTTGCGCACTAGCCCTAAGCGTTCGCGGGCACGCCTGAGGATGGTCATGCGTGAGCAGCGGAAGTGGACGGAGAGGCGTTTGAGCGACAGGCCGTCTAGGACGCCGATCAGCCGTTCGCGTTCGGCGAGCAGCTTGTCGAGTTGGCGGATTTCGGTCGGGCTCAGGCTTTTGTGGCGTGCCATATCTTTTCAGTCACTCATGAACGTGCGGGACGGGGTATTTGAGCACCACCGTCTGCCGGTCATGATGCCTCGCCAGGATGCAGCCGCCGACGATGACGCCCGCAGCGGATACCGCGCAGGCGGTCGGGTTCTCGCGGCAGGTGGCACAGCCAGCGAGGCTTAGGGACAGGATCAGAATCAAGGTTTTCACGGTTTTGTCCTGAATATCACCCACAGGAAAGCTGCTGCCCACGCCAGCACGAGCGCGTCCATGGCGTACATCAACCACGTCGGGATCATCGACGTACTCTCAATTCGCGCTTGCGGGCGTTGTTTCCGACGTTGTAAGTCGTGCCTGGACGCTTAGCGACAGTCTTAACGCTGAGAAGCGTCGTGCCATCCTTCGCGAACTGAGGAACCTGGACAAGTTCGGCCGACAGATGCACGAGCCGCTCACGCGAGCTCTTGAACTGCCGCAGGCTGTTTCGGTTGATGCGTTTGTACTTCATCGTATCGCCCCTATGGCCCTGAGAGCGTCGCCGCAGCGCACGCAGACGCGCGGCAGCTTGCGGTGACGGCGCATGTAGTCGTTGTGGCACGTCTTGCAGTACGC